CGGGAAAAAAGTCGTTGTTTCCAGATAGGCATGGTTGTCGTCTCCTGTGGTTACTGGGGAATCATGGGCATGCCTGGTGGCATGGCCTGTGCCGGCTGCATCGGTGGCTGCATCGGTGGCTGCGGCGGCTTGGGAATGAACTGCTCGACGTCCAGGCGCTCGTCAAAGCGCGCCAGCGTCTCGCGCAGGATGTTGATGATCGGATCGGCGTTGCCACCCTGAATCTGGATCTGCACGATCATGGTGACCAGCTGTTGGATGATCGGCAGAACCTTGGTCCAGCTCTCTTGCTGCTCCATCTTGTCCGGCTCTCCGGTGGTGCCGGCACGGATACGCATCTCCACCAGATCGAACACGCCTTCGCGGTCCAGCTGCGGCCAGTCAAAGCGCTCCCCCATCACGCGGGAAACCTGCTCAGGCGTCAGCTCTTGCAGCAGGATCTCGGCCGTGTACTGGGCAATCTCCTGCAGCCAGTCTTCTACCTGGTCACGGAATTCACTCACACGGCCTGACAAGCCTTGCTGCATGATGCTGGCCTCGGTGGCCGTCTTTGGCTGCACCACGGTGGAGCGCATTGCGTCCTGCAGGCCGGTGACTTGCTCAATGTCGTAGCGCACCGGGCCAGTGTCGTAGGCAGCCGGATCAATCGGCGGGTGCTGGCGCGGCTGGATCACCTGCTGCAGCGGCTTGCCGTCGGTGTCCACAATGGTGACTTCGCCCATGACAGCATCGGTAAAGCGCTTCAGCGTCTTCTCGCTCACCTCCGAGCCGGCCACGTAGCCGGGCCGGATCAGGTCGCGGTGCTGGTTGAACTTGTTTCGCGCCTCATTGTGCTCATCCTGCAGCTTTTCCATCAGGTCAACAATGGACGGGCCGATGAACTGGCCATCCACTACCTGGTACGGAAGCAGGAAGAACGGATACCAGCGCTGTCCGGCGCGCTCCGGCGCGAACGGTTCGCGCAGCCAGAAGTCGCAGCCCTCAGCCATTGTGTAGACGCTCTGGCTGCGCCTGTCCCATATCTCCAGAACGGCGATCTGCGCATCTTCATCGCTGGCCGTCTTGCCGCCGGCGTAGCGCATCGACCGCCCTTCGTCGTTCGTGGCCGCGTCGCGGTAGGACTTGGCGCCAGATAGGTCCAGGCCGTACTGCGCTTCTGCCGCTGCGCGGCGCATGGGCACGATCTGGCACATCCAGTCGGCATCCCTGTAGTCCCAGAATTCGGTGATTGTCGGATCGATCAGCAGGTTTTCCGTCATCACACGGTCAACCACAATGCCCTCGGCCGCCACGATCTCGACCTGCTGCTCCAGCACGGCCATGGTCTGCCGCAGCTCGGCCAGCTTCGCCTCCTGGTCGCCGCGCTGGTTCGGATCCTCCAGATCGGCAAGCAGCCCCTCGACCGTGGCGATGTTGTCCTGCGTGTCCTGGATGCGGCTCTGGATGATCGGGTCGCGCTTGTAGTCGCGCTGGTACATGACTTTCACAATGCCGATGCTGCAGGTCAGCGCCGCGCGCACGCTGGACTTGGCGCGTTGCTTGAGGTTCGCCTGTTCCAGCTCCCGGTTCGTCACCTTCTCCAGCGTCTCGCAAAACAGCTTGAGGGCGTCGTCCTTGCGCACCGGTACTGCCGAGATTTCGGGGTTCCTGGCGTAGATCTGCGGCAGCATCGAGGCAATGGCGCCATGGATCAGGTTAGCGCGCAGCCGGTAGAAGTCGCCGGAATCCGGCTTCTTCGTCCAATCGAACCCGGCCACGGTCTTGCGGTTATGGCGCACGCGGGCGTGGAATTTGTCCCAGTGCTTTCGCGCAGCGCTGATGCGCTCGCCCCACTTGCGCGCGAGCGGGTCAGTTTCCGGCTTCTCTCGCGGCCGGGCTTCAGGTTGCGGCATGGCCGCGGCGGTGTCATCGATCATCATGCTGGCGTCCGCAGGTGGAATTGCTCATTGGCATAGGTGTACTCGCTGTCTTCAGGGTCGTGGGATTTTTGTTCCTCTGGTGGCCGGCGGATGTGCATAAGGGCATACCGAGTCTCATCGAATGCGTGATCCTCCATGCGCGTGTTCACGTCCTCCGGGTTGTTCTCGTCGGGCATCAGCGCCGGCACCGTCCTGATCCAGTGCTTGCAGGTCTTGAACACCTTGAACTTCCCGGTCTGCAGCGCCTCCACCAGCAGCTGCGCACCGTTCACGCGGGACCGTGGCCCCTTGTGGCTCTCTACCCACTTCACGCCGCCATCGCGGAATATCTTGCCGATGGAGCGCTCGCCGCCGATCTGCGCGAAGATGGCGCTGTCGGCCGGGTTACTTCGGTACTCGTAGCCCATGCGCTCATCGTGCTCTTCGAGCTTGCGGATCTTCGCTGCCACTGCGCTAGCCTCCTCGCGCGTACCGGTGTCAGGCTTGCCACCGTAGCCGTACAGCTCGCGCCAGCGGTAGATGACACCATCGTGGTCCATGGCGTACCAGCCCACGCTGTAGGGCTTGGCAAAGCCCCAGTCCATGGCGCGCCACACCTTCCACGTGGACGGAATCGGGAACGGGTCGATGACGTGCTGATCTTCGTCCCAGATGCCCTCCAGGAAGCTGCCTACCACGGCATCCCAGTCGCCCTTCTCGAAGGCCCTGACCAGTGCCGCGTTGCCCAAGCCCTTGATCCTGGATCGGTAGCTGGGATCATCAACTGCCATGGTCGGGTTGTCGTCCAGTGTGGCCGGTATGTACTGGCGCAGCATGCCGCCCTCTTCCTCCGGCATCTGGCGGATCGCCATTGGCTCGACCTTATTGCCGTCCGGGCCGTCGATGAATGTGGACTTGACAAAGGCATGCCCGACGTTGCCGGGGTTGCTGCCGCACAGGATGCGCGGAAAGCAGCCAGCGAACTGCTCCGGAACGTTGATCGACGTCATCCGAACGCGGGTGCGCAGGAAGCGGTAAATCACGTCCGTGAACAGCGTCAGCTCGTCGATCAGCAACACGTGGATTTCAGCACCCTGGTACTTGAACCGGTGCTTCTCCTGCTCGCAGTGGCACAGGTAGATCTTGGAGCCGTTCCAGAACCGGATTTCGCTTTCCACGATCTTGGCAAAGCCCTGCGCCTCCCATGCGGCCAGCATGGAGCGAAAGCCCTTGCTGCCCTCGATGTGGTTTTTCACCAGGTCGTCATAGATGCGGCGAAACAGGTACACCTGCAGGCCTGGGATCATGCTGCACCAGAGGATGGCAGCAGCGCGCATGAAGAACGACTTGCCTCCGCCGGCAGCGCCTCCGTAGAGGATTTCCGTGGCCGTGCTCTTGTAGGCCAGCGTCTGCTTGGGGTGCAGCTCGATATCCAGGCTCATTCGTCCCCCGCCTTGCGCAGCGTGAGATTGATCACAGGGCCTGCAGCCTGCAGCGGCTCGCCATCCTTGCCGGTCACCTCAGTCTTGCGCACCACGGCCCCAGCGATATCGGCCAGCAGCTTGAGCGCTGACAATTTGTCGTGCGTCTTGACCTTCAGGCTGCCGCCGGTCGCCGTGGTCGTCTCAGTGACTTCGGACACAATTGCGGCCTCATCGTCGTTCAGATCTTCGCTTTCGCGCAACACCACGCCATCCGGGCCCCAGGACATGACGCGGCGGGCATCGCCGAATGCGATCTTGGCCAGCTCAGCGACGATGCGCTCGACCGTCACCTCGTTGGCGTCGGCCGCTTTCTTCCGCAGCTCTTCTGCCCTTCCCGAAACCTCCCTGTTGGCAGCCAGCTCAGAGGCGCGCTTCCAGACGGTCTCGTCCTTCCAGTTGAGCGAGCGCGGAAATGCGCGCCGGTACGCTTCTGCCTGGCTTAGGCCTGAAGCAATTCCGGCGGCGAATTTTTCCTGATTCGGCGTCAGCGCCATTACTCGATCTCCATGTGTTGAGCCAAACTTACCCCCACCAGCACAGCCTGCTGGACTTTTCGCAGCATCTTTGGCTGCAGGGTGACAAGCGCGCGGCGATCTCGGCCGTCATACCGCACGATGACGCGCAGGAA